ACAAAACAAATGATGATGATTGTATCTGAAGTTGTTGAGGCTATGGAAGCGTTAAGAAAAGAGATGGACCCAGATCAATTATCAGACGAGTTTGCAGATATTATAATTCGTACCCTAGACCTTTACGCAGGCATGATAAAAGCAGGGTATGTAACTAAATCATTAGACTCTGCAGTTAAACAAAAGATTGAAAAGAACCAAGATAGACCAAAGAAGCATGGGGTAAGATTCTAATGATTACAGTAGAAGAAGTATTGGCTCAACTTAGTCCAAAGCTAAGAAAGACTGTGATGGCTGGAGACACTATTCCAGCAACTCAGTATGCAGCTACCCCTAGTTTTGGTTTAAACCGTGCACTCAACGGTGGACTACCTTATGGTCGTCAGGTATTGGTATGGGGCTCTAAGTCCTCTGCAAAGTCCTCTCTATGCCTTCAGATGATAGGTCTAGCACAGAAAGAAGGAAAGATCTGTGCATGGATTGATGCAGAAATGTCATATGACAAGAAGTGGGCAGAAGGTCTTGGTGTTGACTCATCAAAGCTTATTGTTTCACAGTGTCGCACAATTAATGAGATGGTTGATGTTGGAACTAACTTAATGCACGCTGGAGTTGATATAATAGTTATTGACTCCATTACGTCATTGCTACCAGCAATTTATTTTGAAAAGGACTCAGATGAACTTAAACAACTTGAAAATACCAAGCAGATTGGCGCAGAGTCTAGAGACTTTAGTAACGCTTGGAAAATGCTTAACTATGCTAATAATAAGGTTAAGCCTACGATGCTTGTTCTTATTAGTCAATCTCGCAATAATATTAGCGCTATGTATACTAGCCAGCAGCCTACTGGTGGTCAAGCTACTAAGTTCTATTCTTCTACTGTTATTAAATTATTTTCATCGGAATCAGACAATCAAGCAATTAAGGGAAAGATTCATGTTGGAGATAAACTTATTGAAGAAAAGATTGGTCGTAAGATTCGTTGGGAACTACAATTTTCTAAGACTTCTCCTGGCTTTCAGTCTGGCGAGTATGACTTTTATTTCAGGGGAGATAATGTTGGTATTGATAGCATTGGTGATCTTGTTGATACGGCTGAAATGATGGGTATAGTAGAGCGCACAGGTGCATGGTATGTTCTTCCAGATGGTACAAAGGTTCAAGGTCGTGATGGTTTTGTAAATAGAGTAAGAGAAGACCTAGATCTACAAGAGACAATTAAGAATAAGATACTTAATGTCTGAAAAGTTTAAGATTTTTTCAGGAAAGTTTCCATGCAAGAAATGTAATGAAGAGGTTACATCTTTAAGACTTTGGATAGAGACCGCAGAACTAACATGGATGTGCAGTGAAAAGCATTTATCAAAAGTTCCAATTATTATGACAAGGAAAGACTTTGAGCGAAAGAGCGGAAAGTAAAAGAATAGGTGCTAAGCAGCACAAGAATTCAGGACGTAATNCCCATAAGGGAGATGCTACCTGGAAAAACTTTACTGTAGATTTTAAAGAGTGCTCAAAATCTTTTACCCTTAATAAAGATGTGTGGGCTAAAGCCGTAACAGATGCTATTAGAAATGGTAACGACCCTGCAATACTTGTAGTTCTTGGAGACGGCAACTCAAAGGTAAGATTAATGATAACTGAATTTGAAATAATGGAACAATTAATAGGAGAAGAAAATGAGTGAACAACAACAAACAACAATAGAAATGGTAGATGGATTATCTGAAATAGCAGACTATATGAAGGATGAAGAGCTAACGGCAGCGCTAACCTTCATTGCTAAGATCATTATTAAGCCAGATATTCCACTTAATGTGGCAACAGTAGAGATAGTCAGGCTTCAAGCAATAGCAGCAAAAATGGCTTTCAAGGCAACTTGGATGGCTAATGTTGACAAAAATGACAGGGCAAAAAAGAACATTTATTACACGGCAGCAGAATCAATCAACAACTTGGTATCAGCACTCAAATACATTATGCGCTAACCTGGTATACTTATATAAACAAAGGAATATAATGACAAAAAATTTACTACAGCAAATAATGATTAAAGAGGTTGAGTCACCAGCAGCTATTGATGCTAGAGAGCTTGTAAAGGCTATTGAAGCAGGATATCTTGTAGGGCGTGAGCCTAAGCATACACAGAAGAAGACTTTTGGTCCTTCTACTATTGCATATGGTCACGGAGAATGTCCACGATATTGGTACCTTGCATTTGAGGGAGCAATTTTTGAAGATAATTCTGACCCTTATGCAGTTGCAAATATGAGCAATGGAACACTTGCACATGGACGAATTGAAGAAGCTTTTAAAAACTCTGGACTTTCAATTGACTCAGAGTTTAAGATTTTTAATGACGATCCTCCAATTTTTGGTTATGTAGATAACTTTATTAATTGGAAGGGCGAAGAGGTAGTTGTTGAAGTTAAGACTACTAATAATGAAGTCTTTGAATATCGTAAGCGTACAGGTAAGCCTAAGATGGGTCACGTTGTACAGATACTTATTTATATGAAGATTCTAAAGAAAGCCAAGGGAGTTCTTATTTATGAGAATAAAAACAACCATGAGCTTCTTGTAATTCCAGTAGAAGTAAATGATCATTACCGTAAATGGATTGATGAAGCTTTTGAATGGATGAGAGTTGTTCGTAAGTCTTGGGAAGTTAAAGAGATGCCTACCAAGAACTACAGATCAAACTCTAAGGTTTGCAAAAACTGTCCAATTAAAAAAGCATGTGATGAAGCAGGAGCAGGTGTTGTTAAGATAGCATCCCTTAAGGAACTGAGTGAAACTTTGTAGCAGATGTGATAATAGGTTTAGCCCCAAGGTCAGTTATCAAATTTACTGCAGCCTTGAGTGTAGAGACATCGCTACAAAAGAAAAGATTCAGGAAAGATATCAGATAACTCGTAGACAAAAGAGGAAGGGGAAGGACCGTAGATGCTTAGGCGGATGCGATACTTCTCTTTCCATCTACAATGACTCTGGTTTTTGTGCAAACTGTAATGTTAGTAAAAAAGCTGTAGATAAAATGTTAAAAGAGATAAAAGGATACATTGAGTATGAACAAGAGTAAGTGGGGTGTTCCAATCATGCCTGATTCTATATGTGCTATTGACGCTAGCACTAATAGTCTTGCCTTTGCAGTATTTAATACAAAGAAAAAAGATATAACTACAATTGGAAAAATAAGCTTTGAAGGCAAAGATACTTATGAAAAGGTTATGGATGCTGGTAAAAAAGTAAAAGCTTTTTTTGATATTTATGGTGGGTTTGAAGCAATAATTATTGAGCATACCGTTTTTATGAACTCTCCAAAAACTGCTGCAGACCTAGCATTGGTTCAAGGAGCAATTCTTGGATCAGCAGGACAGTCTGGCACAGAGATTATAGGCAAGGTATCTCCTATTACTTGGCAGAATTTTGCAGGGAATAAGAAGATATCTAAAGAAGAACAATTAGTAATACGTGCACAACACCCAGGTAAGTCAGTATCTTGGTATAAATCTTATGAGAGAAACCTAAGAAAAGAACGTACTATTAGATTTATTAATACTATTTATGATAGAACTATTACAGATAATGATGTGGCAGATGCTTGTGGTATTGGTCACTGGGCATTATCAAATTGGACAAAAGCAATAGGAGTTGACAAATAACATCATGTCTGGTAAACTATATACAAGTGAAGTTTGGTTAAAGAAAAGATTTCTTATTGATAAGAAGTCTCCAGAAGAGATTGCAAAAGAGTGCGGGTCAAGCGTTGAGACTATCTACGTTTATCTTGCTAAATTTGGACTAAGAAAGAGTAGACGATGAATAAAGCACAAAAGATTATTATTGCACTATGTGTCACTGGTGCTGTTGGACTAACCTATGTTGCTACAGCATTAAGAGGTATTCCTGAAGCATTTGACTGGGAAGATGATGAAGACAATGATGAATTATTTTAAATCTTTGTTTGCTAAAGCTTTTTGCAAGCATAAAGACTCTTCAATATCTTCATGCCCATTTACTGGTAGAACATACACAAATTGTTTAAACTGTTTTAAAAGACTAGGTGATGAGGCAACCAAATGAGTGATAATCTAACTATTACAGTTGATCAGGTAAACCATCCAAGACATTACACAACAGACCCCTCTGGAGTAGAGTGCATAGACATTACTCGCCATAGGAATTTTAATATTGGTAATGCTTTTAAGTATCTTTGGAGAGCAGGACTAAAGGATGAATCTAAAACGATTCAAGATCTAGAAAAGGCAATCTTCTATATCAAAGATGAAATTAATAGACTAGAGGGCAAATATGTCAACTGAAGAAGAGCTAGTAAAACATCTTGATGTAATGAA